AATTCTATTGCATTCATTAATTTTTTGGTTCTTATCAAACACACACCATGTAACTGCATTCTTCATAGAGGAAAATGTTTTTTCAACTGAATTAAATTTACAAACTATTTTATAACTATTATTTCTATAGGGGCAAATTATGTACTGGTTAAACAACTCATAAGTGTTATTTTCGTTTTTAAAAATAACAAAATCACCCATATTCTGAACAAGCTCTTTTGTCAAGAACCTATTAATTTTATCAACTATTTTTTCTTCAATCATGGTATAATGTAAAATATATATTTCGTAACTCAGGACTAGTATCTAAAAATGGGGATAACTTATCCCATTCTGTACCGCACAATATCATGGGCACCCTATCACAATCATTGTATAAAAAGCCAAATTCTGTTATACCATTGTCAAATACACTGTTATGATATACTTCAAATTCAAAATGCCAGCAGGGATAAGTTTCGTCTTCTAATTGCTCAAACAAAAAACCAAAATTCTGAAATTTATCAAAGCAAATATTAATTTTTTCAGGTTTATTTACAACATCTGGTTGTGAGCGTAGGGATATAGATTGTAATACCGTATCAAAATTTGCCTGTGTGTTTCTTTTGAATCTCCAAGTATCTTCATCTGTTACATCAGCTGGTTTAGATCGGTTGGGTACTCCTGTATTGGTTATATCAAAAAGTGTATAACATTGTATTCTATAAGTCATCAACTATTTAGCCATAAAAAAAGCCCAAGAATAATTCTTGGGCTTTTAAACTCAAAACTAATAATTAGTTTGTGAATGTAGCTGAAGCTGTTGAAGCTGTTGTGTTGGAAAGACCAGCAGCAGTTAGAGCAGCATTAACTGCTGTATCTAATGTAGCTGTTGTCCAAGCACCAGCTGGATACGAAGCGAAAGCAAATGTATCATTTGTTGTATCAGTGTACTCATAGATATAGATTGTTGCCAATGTTTGTACTGTCTGAGTAATGATATTGACCTGAGCACCAGACAAGGCACCTGTAGCGGTGATAGTAAAATACTGTAGCTTAGGACCTTGTGGTTGAACTGTGTTAGCACTGCTAACAGCATTGGCGCCACTGTTTGTGTATGCAAATGTGTCTAGGTTTAGAACTGGTAGAAAGTCACCATTAACTTTTGTAAATTGAGCCATTTTAAAATTCCTTATATTTGTTGAGACCTACTGTCTCATACAATTATTTATACAAAATGGCAAAAAATACTGGTTTTGGCTATGTTCTTCCGGCCAAATTCTGTCTACTAAAGCCCATTCTGTCTACAAACTTAAGCCCATTAGAAACAAACCCTTCTTGAGTTTGAGTACCGTCTTGTAGGTATCCTTTTACAGGGCTAGCTTCAGCGGCTCGGTTTAGTTGTTCAACTACATTCATCTTGAGATTGTATATATCCATCCATATAGTAAATGCACCAATTAGTCCTTCTTTATTAGCCTGTAGATGTTCATCTATCTTGGCTCTCATTTTGTCAGTCATTGGTCTAGTTTCTACAAACTCCATAAATCCTGATAACAAATCATTTAAGTTACCACCTACTATACGCTTGTTAATATACACTGTAAACAATTGATTAAATGTATTTCTAGCTTGTGGGGCAGTATTCATCAACTGGTCTACTGCCGATCCATACTTTGAAATATCTTGTTTAGTCTTGGCTAATAATTTTTGGTCTAGTTTCAAACTAGGAGTAATAGGCATTTTACTAGGAATAATAGCAACATTACTATTGTTCTTAAGCTGTCCTATCGTACCGTCTAATGGCACGGCTGAATCAGTATTGGGGGCCTCAGGAGCTATATATTGATGAACTGCTATACCGGCTGTCTTGCCCTTCATCAACTTACCAGTGTCACTGGCAATGTCCACAGTATATGTTATACCATTAGGATTGGCTTTAAAAGTATATAATCCATTGGCATCGGCTAGGGGCTTGCTGAATAGCAAGTCTCCCCAGTAATATCCTTTAGTGCCATTACTTGCTTTTTCTAGACCAGGCCAAATCTCAGCCATTAGTCTATGTAAATCAGAACGATCTACCCCACGGTCTAGGTCATATTTTCTAAATTCTTCAGGGCTGTAAACTTGTCTTCCAGTACCATCTTTCTTGTTAAACATGTGTTTGTCCATGATACTAAATTTACCATTGGTATCACGACCAAATATAAGAGCTGGATAACCATCCCACTTGATAGTAACTGTTTTTGGATTTGCAACTGTTTTTACAATTGCATCTACAGCACGATTGGCACCGGTAACATCACCTAAAAATATCAAATCTTCAGGATGGTCCAAGTGCCCTTTATCCTCATTTAATGAAGGAACTGCAATAGTTTCTAGCTTGTTTCTAAGAGAAGCCAATGATTCGGCAAGATTCATTTTCTAGCTCTGTTCTTAGATTCTTTGGCTACTGATAGATTAGGTGTTCCTGGTGCCGGCGCTGCTGGTGCAGCCTGTCCAGGAGTAGGAGTTTTCGGAGCACTAGTCTGAAGCATTGTTTTAAGATGATTTACAGTATCCATGTATGCAGAAGAATTCACTTTATATAATCTACGCAAAGAATTTACGATGATAGCGTCTAAATCATCCGCGTCATTTCGTTGCATTCTATTAATTTGTGACAATATGTTATTAGTATATTGTGCTATTTCAGGAGCTGCCTGAGTACCGACTGCTCCACTACCTTGTGCACCCGCACCCTGAGTTCTACCACCTTGTGCACCTTGTCCACCCGCACTAGCTGCACCGGTTGCGCTAGGAGCACCACTAGAGCTTGGCAACATAGCTAGAATGTATGCAGATTGTGCTAATTTAGATAATGCGCTTTTACCTTTGTCTTTAGTCCAATCAGCTTGAACTTGACTAATAAGTTGATTCACTACTTTGGCTATCTCGGGATCATTTGTATTAAGTTGTGGAACATTCGCGTGAAGAAAATCTTTAAGGAAAGAAGGTATGCTTTTTGCCTCAGCAAGGAGTATACTTTCAAAGATTGAATTCAATTTTTGATATTGTGTTTCGCTGAGAGAACCTACCTTGGGTTCTCTCCTTCCTACATTAAGATCCGCATCAGGAATCGCTGCACCTGCCTTAGCTCTTTTTTCTCTTTCTGCCCCAACACTGCCAAAATCAGTTAACGGTGTTGCTGATGCTGCCGATGCAGCCGGTACTGTAGATGCTGTTGGAGCTGCTGCGGGCGCTGCTGGTTGACCAAGAGCTGTGGGTTCTCTTCCTGTTTCAGGAGCTGCATCAGCCGCTCGTTGGGCTAGCATTTGTTGGCGAGTCTGTTGTCCCAAGGCACTTACTGGTGCCCCAGTAGGTCTAATTGCTCCACCGCCACCAGTAGCGTCTACCATAGTGGGATCCACTATCTTACTGTTGATAGCTATTCCCAGTGCAGGAGAAACTTTTTTAAGAAAATCTTTAATAAAGATGTTCATGGCATGTCTATCAGTAACAGATAATTGGCTTAGATCACCGCCCGTTATTTTAGAACCAAGCTGTTGAGCAGCGGCAATACCACGCCCTATGATCCCTTCTTCGTTTACTGGTGCTTCATTGATTTCCCGGAGCTTCATTTTTCTTCCTTAATGATTTTGCAAATCTAGCTTGATCTCTACCTTTTATAGCACTTAGTAACTTTCTTTCTAAGATTTCCGATCTCTCACTATCATAGTGCTTGTTAATTAGTTCTAATAAATTAATAGCACTGGTAATAATGTTATGGGCTCGGTTCTCAATAATATGATTTACATCACGATTATCGCTTAAAGCTTCTAATTCTTCCAAAAGGCTGCGAGTTTTTTTCTGCATATTATATTTATTCTAAATGAAATAATTATTTCTTTAGTGAGTTAAGTAATGATTTTAATTTACTACCCTGCACATCTGCAACTATTCGCTTGTTTTCAGGCTCTAGTATTTCTCCTGTAGACTGATCTATTACCATAGATGTTGCTTTCAGTGTACTCATAATATTATTGGGATTGGGTTTAGGGGTATATGAATTTTGCTGATCGCCATTACCCTCAGGATCTCTATCAGTAATACGCATGGTTTCTATATTATAGTCTAGATCAATCTTTTGACCTACTCCAGTACTACTACGACTTTTCATACATTGAATCTGATATTGTCCACGTTCACGCATACTGCGACTTGTGAAAATACCAAACACGTTATCCGCTGTATTAATCTTACTGATACCACCTGCAATATGACTATGATCAAATTCAATTTCTTCTACTGCTGACCTATTCAACTGACTTGCCGTTACCATAAGAATACCCAACTCTTTTGCCAAGTTACGCAATTCTTCACTTACATATTTGTCTTTGATAAACTGATCATTGGGATTGACTTTAACACTCACAGGCATAACCAAATCTAAATAGTCAATCATAACAAAGTCAACACGCATACCTGTTTGAATTTGTACTTCTTTCAAATAACTACGAATGTCATTGACATTGCTCTGTGCAGGAAGACCTTTGACTCTATATTGACCAGCTTTTTTACCAGCCATTTTAACTCTGAGTTCAGTAGAATCAATATCTTTACGAATGTCCCTGGTACTCATGCTAGTTAACATTGCATCGGTTCTTAGTGAAGTCAATTCTTCTGAAAGTTCCAATGATACATATACTCCACTCAGGCCCATTTGCAACCAATTCAGTGCAATGTTCATCATTACCAATGACTTACCTGAGCCTGATCCACCTGCAAAAATATTCAGTTCACCACGACTAAAGCCACCGTATAGTAGTTTATCAAGTTGGGGCCATCCAGTACTTTGTTGCCCGCCCGCATTGAAATATTTGTTGATACGTGCTTTGGGATCAGCAAAGTAATCGGTACCCATGTCACGTTGTAAACTGATTTGAACCGCATCTTTAATTAATTTTTCAACTGGCCCAAAATCACCCTTCTCTAACAAGTCGGCTGATTTAAGAATCGCACGTTCTAATTCTTGACGTTTAGTAAATGATTCAAATTCTGCAAGAAACCATTCGGTATGTTTATCACTAAAATCTTCAATTAATTCAACATCAATACCAGTAGTCGCTTTGATTTGAGTGATATCGGGCAGTAGACTATACTTGGTACTATATTCTTTAATAAACTCAGCAACTGGTCTGATTGACCGGTCGAAGTTATCTGAGTTCATGATATTCATTACTCTGGTATACAATTCTGCATTGGTTAGCATCATTTGTAAGAATAGCAACTGAACGTCCCTATTATATTCTTTTAGCAATTTTCTTCCTCTGTAATTCTATCTTGATTTTACTACTGGTTGCTGCCTGCAATATACTGATCAATGTTGGTAATTTCCCATATTTTACCACTGCATCATTTACATCTTTAACACCGGTGTCCCAATTTGGTAAGCTAATTTGATATCCCAACTCCAATGCTTTGTCGCATAGAGCTAGACCTGTGGTATCTCTATCTGGTACTAGTATGATTGGCTTGTTTAATGATCCCAATAGCATTGCTTGATCATTATTAATGTCATTGTGCATTACTGCTACCCCATCTATACTTAGTGCATCAAAGATACCCTCAGTAACAATACATACTTGCCAATCAGGTTTTTGACTATCAATATTAAAAACATAACCTGGTTGTTGTTCATTGATGTATTTAGGGATTCTATTATCTAGGAATCTACTAGTATGACCAACTATTTTATTTTTATAGGTGTATGGAATTATGATGCGATTACCATTTCTACCTTTTTCATGAGGGGTAATTAAAAACGGATAACTATCGGGATCTATAGCTCTATTTAACAAATACTCTGAAAACGTATCATGTTTTTTGTTGTTAACATCAATTAATTCTCCTGCAGGTAATGTATGGTCTTGAAATTTAATTCTACTTTTTTGTTTTTTTACTCTTATATAATCTAACAAATCTCTATGCTGTAGACTTTCTAGACTCCATTTGGTTATTTGAGCGTCTTCAATACCACAAAACTGTAGTAACTTTCTGGTGTTTGGAGCTATACTTTTACCTAAGGTAAACCCAGTTTTGAATCCACAGTTGAAACAGGCATATGCCCAATTTTCACCATCAAACTTGACACCACCTCGCATCCTCTGATCAGGTTTATGACCTTTGAATCCACAACATATGGCATTGAAAGAAGTCCATCCAGACTGGGTGTTCTTTTTTTTACCTGGAATAATAGATAGGATATCAAACATCCCCGTAGTTTAACACAAATTTAATAGTTAGACAACTACAACGGAGAACTAGCGAGACAATATATTGGTTATCGCGCCTGCGTTGCTAGTGAATCCAATTCTTACATAAGGATGAAAACCATTAATGGTATAGCCAATGGTATCTGTGGTGTCATCATAGGTATTGTTGGTAATTGGATACCAATCTCCATCTACTATAGTAGAACCTTGAATGTCAATGTTCCCATAATATTCCAATAGTTTGACTTGGAAAGTAAGTATTGAACTATCATTACTTTCAATCACACTGGAATAATAAGTAACATCAGGTTGAGAATTTTGATTTGGATTGTTGTTAGGGAATGCTTGTCCAGTGGGAATACTAACCTCTATTGATGGAACAAAGTTAGGCAATACCGAATTAACGATGTACATATCTCCTCTAGCACCTGCATTTTGATCTACAAAAACTGGATAATCAAAATCACCAACTGGTATTTCCAATGAATAATAGCATTTTTGCGGGTCGATTGGTACTAGATCAGCCGCACTTACCTCAAGAGCCGCAATACCTGTAGCTGGCAATTGTAAAGTAAGACTCTTTTGTAAAAGTATTATATTACCTTGGTAAT